AATCTTGATTTCTTAAGAAGGCAGCAGCAGGAACCAAACTTGCACTACTCTGAATTACTTTAGAGCCGTATGGTATAAGATCGCCTAAATCTCTATAGTTGTTTGCACCGAATGGGTTACCTTCAAGAGTAGTTATGTTGTTACAGATACTCTTGTAGTGACCGCGAATATCACCCAGATTAATATTTTCTACAGGAGAGTTAAATGGGTTGTATTGTAAGTTACTAGGTATTTGGTAATATGCAGTTTTGCTAGGAACGTCACTGTAAACCAATACTTGTACTGGCACGGGTGATGCAGGTGTCTCGCTTAATACGATAACTGTTTCACCTTTATCGTTTATAGTTCTAGTGTAATCACCCAAGGCTAGTCTTGTATTGTCCACATACACTTGTGTTACTGGCCATGGTGTAGAAGAAGGGTCCTTGAATGGAACATCACATACAAACACAGGCATACCAGATGTATATTTCAACTCAAATACTTGATACTGGAAGCTTTCACCTACTGCGGTCTTCCAACCAATTTCTCTAGTGTAGTCTTTCGTGCTAGGATCGTATTTCCATACATACCCAATATTAATATTTTTAGTTATAGGTGAGCTTACACCTTCTACATAATCAAACGTATCTTCATTCAACGATACTTCAAATACAATATCTCCGATATTAGTAACCGAACTATACTTAATAGGGAAACCTAAAATAGAATCGTCTGACCCTGTTCCAATCGCATATTGGAATAGTGTTGTGCCTCTGAAACTGCTACCCATGTAATAGTTTTGGTCGCTTAGGCTGATATTGTTTGAATCTAAAATATCATACAACGGCATTTGATTTACACGTTGCTTCAATTGTCCTAGATGCCACTCAGCACCATCATAGTAATAGGTATCACCCTTATTAGAGCCAGCTGTTACAAACACCTGCTCGTTTGCTATTGCAGTGCCATTAGGAGCTTCACTCAATGTAATTACTTCAGATTGAGTTGACTTAATCTTTACATAGTTTACTACATAAATTTTATTTCTTACATCAGGATCTGTTGCATTTGCGAAAACAATTTTTACGCCATTAGGTATAGTTTGTGTTTCGCCCTGAGGATAGAAGGTAGCACTACCTGCACAGATTGGTGTAGCTCCGTTGTATCCAAATGGGTCAGTAACAGTCGTGTCAAAGTATTCGACTGAACCTTTACTAACGGCTGCTTGCTGGAACAATTTAAGATTAGGATAAAATTCTATAATTGGTCTCTTAGCACGATATTCGGGATTATTAAGAGCCTCTAGAACAGTAGGAGCAAGATTATCTCTATATCTAGCAGTAGCTCTTAATACATCAATGTGAAACCATCTATTACTTCTAGTCCAAGCGTTCCTATCTACACTATTTCTATGAATAGTGATATAATCCTTAGTCATAGGAACGTTTACAGACCCATCATATGCTAATGTGTCGTTAGGTGCTACGTCCCATGGGTTATAAAAGGTTTGACCAAACGGCTCAGATAAAATAAACTCACGCACTGGCAACAATGCAATGCTCGTGCCTACACCTTCAACATAGTATTCCGCATTAGTGTATTCTTTTGGATAGATGTTTCCTGCAAATGAAACTTTCAACCCGTTTGTAAACACTACTCCATCAGGGCTAGTGTATGTTTTCTTTCCTAGAATTTCGGTCTCTACATTAATCTGATTATCAGCAACTTTATCTAGAATTTTGATAATGCCAACTCGTGCAGGATTAGTTTCGTCCTGGTAATACAATGTATCCATCAATGCTGACAAATATGGAACAAAATACATGTAAGCATTAGAGTCAGTGTAAACTTCTTTGTTAGAATATTCATCACCATACAAAACCTTAATGCGGTCGTATTGTACAATCTGTTTTTGTTCTTTTATTCTTATAACTGGATCTTCAGGATCACCTACATAGTCGATGTAGTAGATATGTTGATTCAATATAGAATAGAATCCTTGCTCGTATGTGCCTAGCCCATACTCTGACTCATCATAGAACTCACCAATAAAGCCTTTGTCTGTAGGTTTATTACCAAAAAATACGATTGTCTTTCCTTGTAGCGAACTAATACCATCTATGCCGCCAATCTGGCTTAGACGTTTACCATTGACCTCATCCCATTTCATAGTTGTTAGTAGGTCAACAGTTTGTGTGCTTGGATAGAAAGCTTCTGGCTGGTCGCCTTCTGTTGGTACTGTAAAGGTCAACGTACCCTTAGATATGCCGTTGTTTTCAACACCTAATATATTACGCACACTAATGTTATTATGAATTAAATCTGTACCTGCAGTTCCGGGAGCGCCTTGAATCCAAAACTTAGAATCTTGGTTTAAGTAGAAGTTATATGTGCCACCTCTTAACAAAGTTATTATAGGATTCTGACCCTTTACGTTTAAGTTATTGGCATTGAATTTAACATAGTTACCAGATGTAACTACTGTAAAATCTGTTTTATTGTAAACATCGTTTGTTCCAACAATAACCACTTCAGGGCCCTCAGGTAGCCAGAAGTATTGGTTGTAGTTGATTAATTTGTCTAAGTCAACAAAGCTATCCCATGAATAGAATTGGTTGTTGAACAAATCATCTTGCTGTTCGGTTACGCCACCTTCAAGTTTTAATGAATCAATAAGTCCAGGATATGTTAATACATCGTAGGCAGTAGATGTATTTTTCTTTAAGAATGCAACACCTGGCTCTAGTTGATAGTCTTTTCTAATCTTATTAGGTTCAACGACATAGCCATCTGTCGCATTAACACCGTAACCAAATTTGCTACCGATGTAACCCTGAATTTTCATTGTCTTTGGCTGACTGGTCAACTGATCCAGTGTTGCAGACAAGAACTGTTCATTAGAGGGAGTTCTAAATATATCCGGTAAGAAATTGATTGTTCTAACTCTTGATACCATCTGATTGCTTTCTTATTTTGTAACTTGTAATTGTATTGGCGTTAATGCTGGAATGACTACAATATCTGTAGCCTGTGCTCCGTTGACAAATATTTCATAAGGTGCTGAACGAATCTCGTACAGGTCACCAAATTTCATATTTGGATCGTTAGGTACTAGTACTGCTGAATTAATAATATCACCTAACTGATTGTGAAGATATGCACCCAATTCTGTAAAATAGAATGTGTCACCAAAGTCCCAGTTGTCTATACTGAAATATGTATTCATTGCTTCTAAAACTTTTGTCACGATTTCACTATCACTTGCAGTAGTTGTTGGTGCTTTTACGACTTTAATCGTAGCTCTTAGTTGCGGGTCTGCTTTTGCGCCAAAAAGAGGTTTAAATCTAACACTATTTAATATTAAGCTATCGCTAATCATTTTATAGTCGTTAACTAATCCATATTGTTGTTGTAGTTCAGCCAGTGAAGGAACATCTGGTTGTGCAACAGTGTTAGTTGTATCACGTAACCAATTTTGATACTGTGTGTAATAAGACTGTGTGACTAGATACAAATCAATAATGTTACTGGTAGCAGGGTCTACACGTGATGTATTATTGGATACGTGTCTATATTGGAATTGAAAGCCTTGTCTTCCTGTTTTAACTGAGTATTGAGTTTGCTTTTGTAGCAACACGACATTTTCTATTAACGGATCTTCTATAATCTTATAGAAAGTATCTTGTGCGTATGCGTAGAAAATTTGTCCTACAGGATACTCATATTTTACTAACTCAATAGTAGAAATAGTAGGATAACCATACATAACGTTGTCTGTAGGTATCATTTGGTTTCTTGTTAACAAGTTAGGATCGATTGTCTTTTCAAAGAACGTATAGTATTTTGTGTTGGTAGTTCCTGTTACGTATCCAGTTATTTGTTTAAAGAAGTCTGGATCACGCACAATATTATTGTTGTTTAAATCAATTGTAGAAACTTCTACTGCAAAATCATTTACATATCCATCTGCTTCTAAGTTTTGACCCACAACATCTAATACTAATTCTCTAGGAATAGACTTGTCGCTGTTTGGTTGCGTGTTAGTTTTTAACAATGTCACTGTATCTCTATACACTTTACCTGTGTAAGGATCGTAAACTACTTTATTTTGGTCAAACAAGAAACGAGTGTCTCTTACACTAGCAAAATAATAGCTAAGTGCCTTAATAGTTACAACATATCTGTTAGTACCATCATTGAAAAAATCAACAAACCATGTGTCTTCAGTATACGGAACTACATCCCAACGTGCCTCATTTGCTAACTTTGAGTTATCATATTGTAATTTGAAACTTTGATTGAACCCCATTCTATCTACAATTTCTTGCATCAGTACGGGCGAGAAAACATTATCAAATACAGGAATGATTTGTGCGATGATAGCGTTAGTTGGAACAAATCCAGATACAGTTACTGGGCCAGCACCGTTGATGAGCGTGCCTTCTCCGCCGTTATATCCATCACCTACGACATGCATTACGTTAGTCCAGAAATATGTGGACTCGATTGACGGTGGTAAACCATTAACTAAACGATTGTTGCCGTCAAAGTAATAACCAGAAGGCGCTATAAATTTAACTAATGCACCGGATGATGCAAATTTAAGATTGGTTGTGCTATAATCACCTGTAGGAATAGGAGCGCCATTTTGAGTAAAATAGCCGTTAGCGTTAGTGTTGTCAAATCCTATTTGCTTCCAAGTAATTGTTCCGTTTCCAACTGTATTGAAATCATATCTTACAGCGTGTTGTACATAATATTGTTGGGCTCTGTGGTTAGCGATAGCTGCTCTAATATTTTCAGTTAAGAATGTGAAAATATCATTGTTGCTATCAAACGTAAAATTTAATATAGTGTTAGTCGTAGTTTGGTACAATCCGCCATCGTCTGCAAAACTGTTAACACTAGAATATTTTCCTGTAGGATCTACTAAATCAAAACTACGACTTACACCAATACTACCTCTATTAAGAGCCTTACTCTTAATGATAGAACTGTATAGTGTGTATGGGAAATTGTTGTAGTCTTCACCGTTAACCATACGATTCTGTGTATAGTAACGTGTAGGTGCTCTTTCCTTAATCTCAGTTAGTGATTCTCTTGTCTGTGCAGTAGTAGATGGAATAGGTAGTTCCAAAGATAATGTTAGTGTTTCTACACGACCTACTCGACTTACATAGTTGATAGTTACAGTGGTTCCTTGCATTTCGGCAGGATCAATAGTATATTGACTAGCGTTGCCTGCACGAACCAATGCCCTAAAATTACCAACTGGAATTTCACTGAATACTCCGTCACCAAATGTGTATGTTACTTGGTCGTTGAAGCGTGATGCTACAGAAAAAACTTTACGTAAGCTAGTTTCTTTCTGTAAGTTTGCGTTTGCATATACACTTTCAACTTGAGTCCACTGAGTAAACGTATTGGTTGTAGTATCGTACTGATACAACCAAGTATCACTATTGTTGATACCCTGAACGTCAATATCAACTGTTTGGTTAGAAACTTGTTGAGAAATTGTAAAGTCGTATGGTTGTAATGTACCTTGTTTAAAATACATGAAGAATCCGGTATTTGGACTTCCGTACCCTAGCTTGTCATTTCTGTATAATATATTAAATATGCCACTAGGTCCCGGTGGAATTTCATACAAATAATCTTCATTGATGCTAGTTACGCTAACACCTTCAAAATTCATAGAAACATTGTCTACTGTGGCACTGAATGGTATAACTGGTGTTTGGTTAGGCTGTAAGTTTATAGCGTATTCGTCGGTTTTCACACCCAAAAGCGTAGCAGTATGTCCGGGCTTTCCGATGCGCTGGCTATTAACTAAAGCAGCGTTGAAAATAGTGTTAAATTGTTCTTGCCAATAAGCATTGCTAGGATCGTTCCATAAGACAACAGTGTTGCTTAGACTTAAACCATTTAAGTCTTTTAAGTTCTCAGTAGTAGAAACACTGGTTACTTTGAGCATTCCTTGACCAGCAATGCTACGTTTAGGATTATATCCAATGAGATTCGCTAATTTGACTACAGAATCTCTACGTTCTGCGGTATCAATGAAGTTTTCCCTTGCATTTAGATCACCACGGAAAGCAAGAGATTGACCCATAAATGCGATAATATCTAGTAAAGCAATATATTCACTAGATTCTACATAATCGTTGAACGTTTCGGGGTAGTACGCTCTTAGGTAATCTACAAAACTCTTTCTAAGAGTTTCATAGTCATAGCTTTGGAAATCAGCTTGGCTAAACGTTTTATATATCGTTTTCCAATCGTTGAGTCCGAAGATTGATGATTGTCTGGAACTTGTTGCCATATTGGTTTCTCTTTATTGTATTTATCATACAGAAAAACCGTACTTTTAGACTAAACTGGCTGAACTTGTTGGTTGGTCGAAGTATATTTTCAATGCTTGAACATTATTGAATGGGCTAATAGCCATCTCTAATTCTATCAAGATTCCGTTTTCTTGAGGATACGCAGTGATCGAATTGAGCAACAATCTAGGATCTTGGGTAGCGACCCTTCGTATCTCGGCTTCAAGCTGAAACTGCATATCAGCAGTGTTGGGTTCGAAAGCAAACGTCCAAATTGTAGTCCCGTAGCTAGGATTTCCGGGCTTAGAACCTTGCTGAATATTCAGTGCGTTGATAAAATCCTGCAAAATTAGCTGCTCGTCAGTAAGTTTAAATTTCTTACCAATTTGGATCGGTTGTAACACTGATCCGGCGCCTCCGTCGACCCCAGGGGAAACCTGATTCCTCTGAGGAAGATTAAAGCGTTGTGTACTGAATCCGGTGTATAATGTCATATAATTATTTAGCTTCCTAATTTACTGATTTCTTCTTGTAGTCTAATTATAGCTTTCATGTTTTCTTTGTATAGAGCATAGGCTTGTACAGTAGACGGGTCATTGATTCCCGAACAATCTCTGCAAGAAAGATAATCCTGCTTTAATTTCTCAGTTTTACTCTGTAGTTCTCTTAGTTCCTCGAATAAAGAAGCATTTTCAGTAGTTTGCCCAACATTAGCGACTAGGTTAGCTACGGTAGTTAATCTTGACGGATTAACATTAGTAACAGGTTCAGTGTATTCACTATTTTCTAGTCTTGCTAGCTTCTCGTTAACTCCGTCTTCAACAAATGTGTTTACTCCCGTAGTTGGCATTTTGAATCCAGCTGCCATTCCCGTTGATAAGCTGTTAATTATTGATATTAGTATAGCAGTCTGTGAGGGATTTAAACCCATCATAGCTACGGTTTCTAAGTTCAATTTGCCGTTTAGTAGTGCTTCTTTTATACTTGCTACTGTCATAGACGCAGGCAATCCTAAACTTTGGTCTGCTAATGCATCAATTTCTTTAGACAAATATACCACATACTCTTTTGAAGGGTCTACGATATTTGTAATTGCTGCTTCTCCGCCCGGCAACCCAATTAACGTGTTTAAGTTAGCTGGGTTAGTTATGACTTCTTCAGGGTTTATGCCATATTGCTTTGTGTATTCTGCTATTCTTTCTTTTTTGATAGCAGCCAAATCTTGAGGTACCC